ATACGATTAGCAGCAGCGATCAAACGCCACTAACCTCTCACATTCAGACAAACTGGCATTCCATACCAAAAATATGGAATCTCAACAACGTAGCCTAGATGTTGTTTGCCAAAACCTAGGCCAACTACGCAAGCGGTGTACCGGTGAGGACATCATCACCTTCGTAGACTGTTGGTATTCAACCACAGTTCATGAAGTACGGTCGCCTTGGATCTCCAAGTTACGACCTATTGATGTCTTTCACTATTACACCCTTGTTAAGGTTGCGAAAATCGGACCTACTCTCGATACCCATCCATTAGAGGACGTGTACAAGGCAGTTAAGATTATCTCGCAATATACTGAGATGACTCACTCCTATTCCAAGCTCCTCGATGCCTCTGGCTATGGTGAAAAGATCAGACAAGAATTTTCCGATACACTCCTATCAGCATTTGACAAGGACCAATTAGCTTATCTCACCGGCTTCTTAGCTGGTTTGAATACCTATGGTCTTCTTGAAAAGTACTGCAAATGGAGCACCGCCTCTTTATGGGCGTGGGGTTTGGCTCAGAAAGAGCTTCCACCCCCACCAGAGTTCATGTCACATCACCTAGCCTCACCCTTCCGCTACCTCTTCAGTTCCAGACGTTGGAAGAGAGCATTCAAGATTTCTAACAAGCCATCTCGGCTCGAACAGATATTCTTGGCAGCCTTCTTCAAAGACTTATATAACTGTAAAGGTGCCGCGGCAGCGGTGGGCCCAGAGTTCATCGAGCAAGCATTGGTTAAACACAAAGAGATTCTCACTACTCCTAAGACCCCGCCTACTCCGGTTGGTGTTGAGGACAGAGGGAAGGATCTTATCCTTGAAGCCATTACGCAGGCGGCTGAAACCATTTTTGGTTCAGTCCCGCGTAAGAACAAAAGGGATAAGCGTCCTCCTTCTCGTTTCCCATCACTCAACTCCTCATATAATTATTCGAGGATGAAGGGCGGAGCGGGTGGTGAGATCCTTTCTCAGATCGATGAGGCAAATGATGAGTTTTACGCACTCCAACCGGCAGAGGGGTACTTCTGGGGTTACGCGCACCACAACGCTGAATGCATTGAGGTTCGTACACCCTATGACCCCGCTATCTGGCAGGAAGCTGAGATTCTTTCTGAGTCCCGGGCAGTCGCGAAAGCGGCCGCCGGGCTTGGGGTTGACGCTCAGGTGATTCCCCTGTCGGAACCTTTTAAGGTCCGGACAATCACAAAAGGAGATTGCGACATGTATCATTTGGCTCGACGCTGGCAAAAGGTTATACATTCCAAGATGCGCAAACAGAAGAACTGTGCGCTCATTGGAAGACCTTGTGATGGCGTCTTCCTCAGTCAGATCTTTTATGAAAGCTCCCATTTCGATCATAAGAACGAGAAAAAGGGATTTTTTGTGTCAGGAGATTACGAGTCAGCTACAGATCTACTCAACCCAGAGTTGTCACTTTGGGCACAAAACGAGATATCAAGTAGACTATCAATACCCCTTGAACATCAGAGGGTACTTAACGCCTGCTTAACGGAACACAACCTATACTATGGAGAAAAGGACGTAAATGGTAACAAGATAACACATAAACAGACATGGGGACAACTCATGGGTAGCCCTGTTTCATTTCCAGTTCTCTGCTTGATAAATCTTGCGGCCACAAAGTTGGCATACGAGATCTATTACCGCGAGGAATTGGCTAGGAAAACAGGTATTGACATCAACCTTATTAAGAAGGTCGACTTACCCATTCATACTCTCCCCATGTGTGTCAACGGAGATGACATCCTTTTTTGGTGTCATTCAGATCGACATTATCAGATCTGGAAAGAAGTTACAGCGAACGCTGGATTGAAGTTTTCCCTAGGGAAGAACTATACCCATCGTTCTTACTGTATCATCAATTCCGAAATGTACCGTTATCACCATAACGAGTCCCTCCCCTTTGTCAAAGTTCCTTGTTTAAATACAAGACTTATTGAAGGGGGTAACCGTAGTACAGTAACATCAGTACACCCGTTACACGAATTCGACTTCGAATGGCTTGTGAAGGACAATCACTTCAATCCCAAGAAACATCTTAAGCGCTTTTGCAGCAAGGTGAACCCAAACCACACTCCTCTCAAGAACCTACAATTGGCTCTTAAGGAGCGGAAGGCCGGTCCCATCTTGTACAATGAGTACGCGAGTTGGTTTCTTACGATCGAAGCGAGAAGATCAGTCCTACAGAGACAAGCCACAGAGATGCTGAGTGACAAGCCGGCACGGAGGCCGGCTCAGATCTATCGAGGTCAACTAATGGAGAAGATTCTAGATCAGAGATTCACGAAAGTTCAGTTCAGGAGGCTCAATGAGTTCAGAGCTTCGCTGGGTAGCAGTTTGGGGAAAAGTTTCCCTTATAATCTGCCCCAGTCCCTAGGAGGTTTTGGTTTTCCTCGCGGGCCCGAACACAAATACACCGTAACCGACTACCGAACTGCCGCTCTGGCATATTCGGAGCCGAAGGAGTTCAGGAAAGCTCTCAAAATGGTGACTCCGAAACTAGCTCGCGCCGGTTTCATGTCTGCCGTTTCTAAGGAGCTCTCTTTCCTTTCCAAGGCTCTTGCAATTCCAGAGGTTACGCAGATCGTACAGTATGAGAGTTACAAACCGGTGGACAACGGCTCTATTTTCGAGCTAGACTGTCTTAGTGGTTTTGTATCCCCCACTAACCTTGTCGTCGGAGAACACGAACTTTCGGAGGCTTTCAAATCTAGGGTTTATCATACGAGAGAGATAACAAGGGCAACCAAGTATCTCAATCGTAAGTATAACCTTCAGATGCGAGGAGCCGAGAAGAGGCGAGCAGAAAAACAGCTTGCCACAGATCTAGAGGAGGGTATTGAGAGAATTGAGACGATCCTTCTGGATGCTTTTGCTGAAAGCTATCACATCCAGGTGGTTCGTCCTAGTCCGAGATTCTGAGGGGTGTCGGCGAAGATCTGAGATTCCAGCCCACAAGGAAGCTTCTTGTTTCCCCAGTGAACTTGCAGGTGTCAGAGGTGTTACCTCAATGAGTACGCAAGTGAGGGAGAAGAAACGAGAAGGGGAGTGGGACCGGTGAGAAAACGACCCGAGAGGGCAACGGAAACCGTTCACCAAAGGAGTCTGAGATTCAGCTGGCATTTCCTATAGGGGGAAACCCTTATAGGACCCGAAG